CATCCGTGTGGCTTTTGCAAGTGGAACGCATTTCGGGTATTTTCTTTTGCTCCCCTTTGACCTTCCACAAGGTTGATATTTTCCGTTTTTCTTCGGGGCTCCAATATCCACCCATCTCTCTTTGACCCATGCTCTTAGTCCTTTCTCTGCCATTAACTGTATTTAGTTTTTTTGCGTTTATTTTCTGCAACTGCTCCGCATCCTCTTGCAATACCGCCTTTATTAAATTGAGAAACTGCTTTTCTCTTTTGTGAAAGTCTGTTCGATTCAATCATTCCTCCAGCGGCTTTTTTATTTTTCTTTCCACCAGGGGTCACTTTTCCAGAACAAACGGCACTTGCATACATGTTAGCGTAGGCAGAAGGATATACTTTAAATTTTCTTTTCGCTGCTGCTTTCCCTTTAGGACACAATTTACCCATTAGCCTTGACCTCTGTATTTGACGTGTTGACGTCGTTTGTTTTTATTCTTCGGCCTACTGCGTGAAGAATTCCCTATACTAGTTCTTTTTTTAACAGGTGTAAAGTATTGGTTATTTGGTAATTTTACAGCCATTAATACTTCTCTTCTATTATTTTATATATTTTTAAATTACCTTCGCTGTCTGGTCTAAGTTCTGCCTTAACTTGACCACATTCATAACGAATAACATTTTCCCTGCCTACCGCCAAATTTCGCTCAGCCTCACGTTTTGCCTTCAAGCATTTTGATAAACCATCTGTCATCATGTGGCCATCCAACGACTCGTTTACATACATACATAAACTAAACACTACACTAATAATTGGATCCATTTTGCCTCACTTTATCTTTTAAATTTTCTACATCACTTTGCATTTTTTCTAATTGAGTTTTTAGAAAGTCAATGTTTATATTATTACTTTCAATAGACTGTACTTCTTTTTCCATGACCTCATTTTGCTCAGCAATAAATTCTATAAGCATGTACAATTCCTGGTTTACGGGCGTTTGTTCAGCTTTTTTTAACAAATCAGCTTCCATTAACTGTCTTGCAGTCTCAAGTTGAGTCAGCCTTTGTGTCAAATCACTGTAGGCAAATATCCCAATTCCTATGGCTGCAATCAACCCAATTAGGTTTCTCATAGGCATACTAATCGCTGTGTTATCTGATATTTTCATTATTTATTCATTTGTGCTAATGGGTTAGCAAGAGTAAGTTTAATTTGTTTATCAATACTCTCTTGTAATTCTTTCATCTTTTCTTCTAAGTCCGTTTTTAATTTTGTCATATCTTCTTCAACGGTATCTATTGCAATCTTTAAATCTTTTGAATTATCTCTAGCATCTTCTTTAACTTGTTGTTCTACATCATTAACAATTTTCTCAACTCTTCTTACATCTTGTCGAAGGTCATTTTTCAACTCGTTTGCCACATCAGAGACTAAGCGGATTTCAGACATCATCATTTCCATTTCTTGCATTATCATTTCAACTTCTGTTTGTATTAGATCTGTTTTGCTTTTCATTTCTTCTTTGGTCAAAGCAATAGTCTTATCAAACGCTGAAAGGTCTGGGGCAACATAAGATTCAATCTGCGCAGACATATCTTGAAATTTCTTGTAGGCCTCAAAGCCGCCATACAAAACACCAATACTACTACTTAATGCTAGTATCACTGCGAGCATTTTTCCGCCCTTGAAAGTTATGCCTCCTATATTTACTTCTGCCATTGTTGCATTATCATTTCATCCATAAGCACGTCATTTCCTCCAAATAAAAAATATTGTGCTATGTTATTAGTTGTTAGTTCAGCATCAGGTATTGCATTATCTGTAAAAAACCCTTCTATGTCAT